TGCTCAAAAAGGTACTCCGGCAGGACAGGCAAGCGATCCTAAGAACGATGGACCATTTGATATGCAAAAACAAACTGGTACAAACGCAGGTGTTGTGTCAGGTGACTTTGAATGGAAAGGTGCACAATGGATTAACAACAAGACAGGTAAAATTGCCGACAAGGCAACAGCCGCAAAACTTGGTAATCCTAAATTAGCAGAGTTGGCACGTGAGATTGAAAAAGCAGGAGTTGGTGCATTAGTCAAAGATCAAATAAGTGCTCCTGGAGTTAAACCAGGTACACCTCAAGCCGCAGTGGCTAAGAAAGTAGTAAGCAAAGCCGCACAGGCTCAAGGCGCTACTGCTTAAATTAATAAAATCAAAATAATAATTATAATCAAGTCTTGCATTAAAAGAACGGCATCTGTGTTTTTTTAGTTGTTTCTAAATTTTCGTTAATTATCTTAGAAAATATTTCACGATCTTCAGGTCCCATTTCGTATGCTTCAGATAAGGTCACACTGCCTCTCATATACCAACAAATTTTTCCGATGGTATGTTTGAGTTGCTTACACTGGCCTTCCATGGACCTTACCTCATCAAGAATTTTCTTGACTGGCCACGTTAAGATCCTTACGCGAAAAAATTTGACTGATCAAAAGAAATAGGTACTTCAAACGTCTTAGGAGCCCCTGCTTCGATTTCTTCGTCTGTTGCCTGCACAGTCATAGGCTGTGTTTGGAATTTTTTCTTGTTTTCGTCTATGTGTTTTCTAATACCATTGTAAACTTTAGCATCTGCACTATCAATAAATTCAGCAATATGAATAGGGTTTGTAACCGCTGGTTCATTCTGCCATTGTATTGATACTATTGCGTCTTTCATAATGTTTACGTTGATGTCAGTCAATGTTTTAAAACTCTTGTTAAACATTTCTAACTTTTTCTCTGAGTTAACGTCATCGTTATTCACAGTCTGTAAAAGTCTTTGTTCTTCAAATGTTTTAATTGCCATTTCTGTAAAAGTCTTATAGTTAATAGGTTTCAGTGTTACTGTGAATCCATCAATGTGAATTATGTCTTCAAACACTGCCGCAAGATAAGTGTCAATTAATATCTTGCAATCTATTTCATAAGATTTTTCAATCTTAGTATTAGGTATTGTTACGTTTACTTCTAGTTTTTCACCAAAGGTAGCCATTCTAATTGCGACAAGTAAACAATCTAAATCAACTGACGGTACTGTCCAAGCATTTTTAATATTTGGAGCACAACTTTGTATCACGTCAACAACTGATTGACCGTTTAAAAGTGCATCAGGTGTCTTGAACGTAAGTTCATCCTTGGCCGTCATAGAGTAGATTGGTATTTCTCCGTTCTCAGGCATATCAATAGCACCATTGGGATACCAACGTCCTTGACTAGGCAACTTCAGATAGATCTTAGGCTGTCTAAAGTGTTTCTGTAACGGATTTTGTCCCAAAGGTTGAATCGGTGTTCCTGCCTGTGGTACATTTTTTTTATCCATCTTTTTCTCCTGCTAAATAAGTGTATTAGCATTAGTATTTATAGAGTCTAATTATATGGGTATTTAATTAATGGCAGTTGAAGTAAACATTCCAGGAGTCGGCAACGTTATAGCCAAAAACGCGGCAGAAGACAGCACTTTACAGGAAATCCTGAAAGCACTACGTGGTCGTGGTGGCGGAGGAGGATCTGGTGGTAGTGGCGGTCCAGGTGGCGGCGCTGGTGGATTAGGCCCAAACATGAAGAAAGCCAACAAAGAAACTGGCGATTTCAGTAAAAGCATTGCAGAAACTACTACATTTGTAGACGATTTTGGAAAAGGTCTAACAAAAGCAACCAAGGGATTACTAGGATTTGCCGGTGATCTATTAGGATCAGCATACGATTTTGGAGAAACATTACTGTTCACTGGTAACAGAATGAGTGATTTAGCAAGTGCTATACCGCTTGTTGGAGGTCCGCTAGGATCATTGGTTGGATTAGCAGAAGGACTTGTAGATAATTTTAGAAACTTATCAGAATCAGGAGCAGGTTTCGGAAACAACATATTCAATATTGCTAGAGCGGCCGCTAAGGCGGAAATGCCATTGGGTATGTTTGCAGACATGGTAGCAAGTAATTCAAATGAATTGTCAAGGCTAGGAGGCAGTGTTACAGAAGGTGCTAAACGTTTTGGAAGAATCAGTAAAAATTTAAGAACAAGTGAACAGGATTTCTTAGGCATGGGTTACACCATGGAGGGTGTTAATGAAGGCTTAATTGCATACACCGAAGAGATGGCAAGAAGTGGTAGACTACGTTATATGAGTGATGCACAACTTACACAAGGTGCAGGTGTCTACTTAACGGAACTTGACAAGTTAGCAAAAGTAACAGGTATGACTCGTAAAGAGGCAGAAGCGGCTAGGGTTGCTCAACAAAGCGATGCCAGAATGAGAAATATGATCAATAAGTTAGAAGGCAAAGCAAGAGAAAACTTAACAAACAGTCTAGCATTCTTGGACAACAAAGTACCTGGATTATCAGATGCATTTAAAGACTTGGCAGACGGCGCCGCACAGACTGAAGAAGGTATGATGTTAATGGCAATGGGCGGTGACGATTTTGTTAAACTTGCACAAGAAATGGCTTCAGGTGATCTTGATCCTGCAGAACTAAACAACAGGTTAATGGAACTTGCTCCACTTATCGAAAAGAATGTTGGGCAAATGAATGCCGCACAATTACAAGCATTGGAACAAACTAATCCTGCTTTATACAAAATTTTAAGTTCAAACACTGACCTATTAGCATTGACTAAAAAAGACGGAGAAAAAATAGCAAAAGAAAATGCAGAAAGAGATAAAGTTACACAGTCCCTAGCACAGGTAGAACAAAACCTTGCAACTATTAGAGGTAAATTATTTTCATCATTTTTAGAAAGCGATATATTTAAAATGGTGACTGATGCACTGGGCGAATTAATGCCTACGACTGAAGATGTCAGTGGAATGATGGAAAAATTGGCTCCTTATGTAGAAGAAGTTATAGAAAGTTTTACAAAGTTTGTAAACGATTTTATTGCAGATCCTAAAGGAACATTTGATAAGATTATAAGCAACATAAAAGAATATGTAGGTAATTTCTTTTCAAGTATGTTTGATGGACTAGGAACAAAGATAATGACAGGTATTTTAGCAGGACTATTGCTAATGGTAACAGGCGTCATTACAGGACCATTCTTAGCCATTGGTGCAGGATTGGCATTAATTTTTGGTGCAGACAAAATATTAGAACTGGGTAACACATACATTTGGGAACCAATTAAAAAGATGTTCAGTTGGTTAGGAGAATGGTTTGGAAGTCTATGGGAATCAATAAAAGGTTTTGGAAGCAAACTAAATCCATTAAATTGGTTTGGTGGAGATGATGACGAACAGGATAAAAAAGTGTCAGAAGTTTACGAACCTGCGGCACCAAAAATCAAATTAGCCAAAGCAGACGTTGAGAATATGTCGTCTGCTCAATTACAAGCATTGGAAAAAACCAATCCAGAGGCCTATGATGCGGCACTCAAAGCATCACAAGAAAATGATAAGAAGGTCAAAGATCAGGCCAATAAGGCAATGGCTGATTCAGATAAGGCGGTAAATAATACTGAAGGCGGTAATATGCAATTAGCACTTCTACAAGAACAAAACGAATTGCTACGTGCATTGTTAAGAACTACAAAGAGTAATACTTCGGATATGTATTCGAGTGCATAAGGAATAAAATGAGTTGGAAAAGATATTTTACACCAGTTGAACAGGGCACAGGAACTGGTAACAATTACAGTCCTATAAATGGACGTGGGCAAGGACCAGGTCCTGCAAGGTCAAACTATTCATCTTATCTTCCTGATGTGTATGTTGGAAGTCCTAACCGTATTGAAAGATACGGACAATATAATGTTATGGACAATGACAGTGAAGTAAATGCCGCATTGGATATACTTGCAGAATTTTGTTCGCAACAAAATGAACAAAACAACACATCATTTAAGATTAATTTTAAACAACAAGCAACAAATTCAGAAGTAACTGTTTTACAAAAATACTTACAGCAATGGTGTAAATTAAACGATTTTGGAACAAAGATGTTCCGTATTTTAAGAAACGTATTCAAGTTCGGTGACGCTTTCTTTATTAGAGATCCAGAGACTAAAAAGTGGTTTCATGTTGATCCTGCAAAAGTAACACGTATTATTGTAAATGAATCAGAAGGAAAGAAACCAGAGCAATACATTGTAAGAGATGTAAATTTAAATTTTAGAGAACAAGTTGCAACAACGCCTTACACAACAAACGGCAACGTTACTGGCGGTGGCGATGGTTACTTAACAGGTGGTGTAAGAGGCATGGTTGGTAATGCTCAATCACAAGCAGGAAGTAGATTTGGAACTGAGCAAAGAGAAGTTGCCATTGATGCAGATCACATTGTACATTTAAGTTTAAGTGAAGGACTAGACAACAATTATCCGTTTGGTAATTCATTATTAGAAAGTATTTTCAAAGTTTACAAACAAAAAGAATTATTAGAAGATGCAATTATTATTTACAGAACACAAAGAGCACCTGAACGTAGAGTGTTTTACATTGACGTAGGTAATATGCCATCACACTTGGCAATGCAATTTGTTGAACGTGTAAAAACAGAAATACACCAAAGACGTATTCCTAGTTCATCAGGTGGTTCAACAAACGTAATAGATAGTGCATACAATCCATTATCAACAAACGAAGATTACTTCTTTCCGCAAACAGCAGAAGGGCGTGGATCTAAAGTTGAAACATTACCAGGCGGTACTAACCTAGGTGAGATTGATGATCTAAAATACTTTACAAACAAACTTATTAGAGGCTTACGTATTCCTAGTTCTTATTTGCCAAGTGCGGCACAGGACGAAGGACAAAGTCAGTTTAATGATGGTAGAGTAGGTACTGCATACATTCAAGAATTAAGATTTAACAAGTATTGTGAACGTTTACAGAACCTTGTAACAGAAGAGTTTGATCAAGAATTCAAACGTTACTTGATGGAAAAAGGTGCAAACGTTGACTTTGCTATGTTTGATTTAGAATTACAGACTCCACAAAACTTTGCAAGTTATAGACAGAGTGAATTAGACAATCAACGCATTGGAACATTTACACAGATACAAGCGATTCCTTTCATTTCAAACAGATATGCAATGAAACGTTTCCTAGGTATGTCAGCAGAAGAACTAGCAGAGAATGAAAGATTCTGGAGAGAAGAGAACGATGAAAATCTTAAGGCTCCTCCAACAGACGCCGCAGGCGAAATGCGTGGCGTTGGTGTAAGTGGAGCAGGTATTACCTCTGACTTAGGTGGAACTGAAGAAGTAGATCCAGAAGCAGAGCCAGATCCAGTAGCAGGCGGAGAAGCAACTCCACCAGATACGGCAACAGGTCAACCACTAGGCGGTGGTGGCGGCACTCCACAGCAATAAGGCTAAATAATTATATGATACTGAGAGAGTTATTTTATTTTGATAAAGAATCACTGGAGCCAATAGAAGATAAGTCCTATGATGCTTCTATGGACGACAGTATCATGAAGAAAAGTGACACAAGAAAGACACGCCTATCACTACGCCAAATCAACAAGGCGAGACTAGCATCAGAACTACATAAAGAAGAGCAGGAGAAAGATTTAGATTTCGTAAGACAAATGTACGGAATCGCCGCTAATACAGCCGAGGTGTAGTAAATGTCAGTAGCATTCGTGCTAGGAAACGGAACAAGTCGTAAAGATATTCCATTAGAACCATTAAGACAATACGGAAAAATTTATGGGTGCAATGCCATCTATAGAACCTTTGATTGTGATTACCTAACGGCAGTTGATGCCAAGATGGTGTTAGAAATAGCACAATCTAATTATCAAATGCGTATTCCTGTATGGACAAATCCTAACAAAACATTTAAGGACATTAAAGGACTTAATTTTTTTAATCCAAGCAAGGGTTGGAGTAGCGGACCAACTGCATTAGATCTTGCAACATACCATCAGCATGACACTTATTATATACTAGGCTTTGATTTCAAAGGAACTACTGGTACAGGTGGTAATGAAGATAAGGTAAACAACCTATTCGCAGGTACTTTAAATTACAAGGGCGAAAATGAACAGGCTACTTATTATGGCAACTGGGAACGTCAAACTGGCATAATTGTACAGAGAAATCACACAAAGAGATATATACGGGTAGTACAAGAGGGTGATGATTTTTGTCCAAAAAGTCTCAAGAAGTTTAGCAACTTTACCCATATGACTGTTACAGACTTCTGTAAGCAGTTCGTAGAATCACATTAAGGTTTCAAAATAACGCATTTTGAGCCTATTTTCAGCACATTTTCTTTATTATATGTAAATATTACTGACAGCCTTACCAAAAAAACACTTATAGGAGGTATCAAAATGGCAGATCGTAACAAATTCGAAGAAATGCTTGAGAAACTAGTTGCTGAAGACCGTAAAGGTGCTGAAGAATTATTTCACGAGATTGTAGTAGAAAAATCAAGAAACATTTATGAAAATTTATTAGCGGACGACGTCAAGGAATTAGACGTTGAAGAAGCGAAAAAAGAAGACGAAGAAGTTGACGAAGCATCAAAAGAAGATGACAAAGAAGTTGACGAAGCGTCTAAAGAAGATTCAGAAGACAAAGTAGACGAAGCATCTAAAGAAGAAAAAGATGAAGAAACTACTGAAGCAACTGATGAAGAAAAAACAGAAGAAGGTATTGAAGAAATTACACCTGAAGCACCGGCACCAGAAATGGGCGGCGATCCAGCAGATGACATGATTGATGATGTTGAAGACGCAATGGACGGCGACAAGGATGACGAAGACAAAGGTGAAGACGACGAAGATATCGAAGATAGAGTCGTTGATTTAGAAGACGCTTTAGACGACCTTAAGTCTGAATTTGAAAAAATGATGGGCGACAAGGAAGAAAAAGGCGACGACGAAGAAGATTCTGAAGCACCAATGGACGACATGGGTGACGAAGAAAAGGAAGATGAAGCACTTGCTCCAACTTCCGAACTTGGAGTTGAAGAAATGCCAGTTGAGTCGAAAGATGAAACTGCAAAATCTAATACAGAACAAATGCGTGAGTATGTAGAAAAAGTTGCTGAGCCAAAAGGCGAGGACAACAAAGCAAAATCACCAGTAGCGGGTAAAAACGATATGGGTGGAACTGCTTCTAACATAGCAAAAGGTTCTGCAGAAGAAAAAGGCGGATCTGCAATGGCACCAAAAGAGGACAACATGGGTAACGTGAATGTTCCAGGTGGTAAAGCAAGTAAGTCTATGAAGGCAGACTCCAAAGGTCACGGCGCTGAGAAAAAAGGCAGTGGCGAAACAGGAACTGATAGTAAAAGTATTATTGGTTCATAATATTAAGAACGGATAGTGATGTTAAACTTACGTGAGAACTTGACATTCGACCAAGCGAAGATGGTCGTTGAAACTACTGAGAACGATAAGGGAGGCAAAGACCTTTACCTAAAAGGTATTTGTATTCAAGGTGGCGTTAGAAACGCAAACCAAAGAGTGTATCCTGTAAGCGAGATTAGTAGGGCTGTCAACACTCTCAACGATCAAATAAGCGGAGGATACAGTGTTCTTGGCGAAGTTGATCATCCAGAAGGACTTAATATTAACCTAGACAGAGTAAGCCATATGATCACAGAGATGTGGACAGATGGACCAAATGGCTACGGAAAGATGAAGATATTACCTACACCGATGGGAGTCCTAGTTAAAACAATGCTTGAAAGCGGAGTTAAATTAGGGGTCTCATCAAGAGGTTCAGGGAATGTTAGCGAAGACGGAAGCAATACGGTTTCAGATTTTGAAATCATTACTGTGGATGTAGTAGCACAACCAAGTGCTCCTGGTGCCTATCCGACACCAATATATGAGCATTTACTAAATGCCCGTGGTGGGTATCAGGCTTTAAATTTGGCTAAACAGGTCCAAGGCGATCAAAAGGCACAAAAGTACATCAAAGAATCTTTAATGACAGTAATTAAAGGTTTGAAATAAGGAGAACCAGATGTTAGACGCTTTAAAATCACTTTTTGAAACGAATGCAATTTCGGAAGAGATCAAGAATGACATCGAAGAGGCTTGGAATGCCAAAGTTAAAGAAAATCAAATGCAAATCACAGCGGAATTGCGTGAAGAATTTGCATCTAAATATGAACACGATAAAGCCAATATGGTAGAAGCCGTGGAAAAAATGTTAGATGAAAAACTAAACGAAGAAATTTCAGAGTTTGCAGAAGATAGAAAAAAACTTGCTGAAGCCAGAGCAAAGTACCATGTAGCAATGCGTGAAAACGCAGACCTACTTAAAGGCTTTGTAATGGAACAGTTAGGCAAAGAAGTTTCTGAACTACATGAAGATCAAAAAGTAATGTCAAGTAAATTTGGCAAACTTGAAGAATTTGTAGTTGATGCTCTTGCAAAAGAAATTGCTGAGTTCCACGAAGACAAAAAAGATTTGGCAGAGACGAAGGTTAGATTAATTCGTGAAGCCAAAGAACATTTAAGTAAAGTAAAACAGTCCTTCATCGAAAAGGGTGCTAAAGTTGTTGAGAAAACAGTTGCTAAGACATTAAACAATGAAATTAGTCAATTGAAAGAAGACATCGACGTTGCACGTAGAAACGACTTTGGTCGTAAGATTTTCGAGACATTTGCAGAAGAGTATAACAACTCTTACATGAATGAGAAAAGTGAAACTGCAAAACTACTTAAAGTGGTTGAGTTGAAGGATAAACAACTTGCGGAAGCAAACGCGAATGCTGAGAAAAAAGCAAAATTAGTTGAAAGCAAAGATGCTGAGATTAAAAATGCTGTTGAAACCGCAAAGAGAAAAGAGACAATTTCTGAACTAATTGCTCCTTTGAGCAAAGAACAGAAAGAAATTATGCAAGACTTACTAGAATCAGTAGCAACAGATAAATTAGAGGGTAACTTTAATAAGTATCTTCCTGCTGTAATCGATGGCAAGTCAGTAGCAAAGAAGGCGACACTTACCGAGGCAAAAGAAATAACAGGCGATAAAGAAGAAAATAGTTCGAGTGCAAGTAATTCTGCAAAAGTTGATAATGTTGTAGATATTAGAAGACTTGCAGGATTAAATTAAGGAGAAAATAATGTCAGAACTTTTAGAAAGTAAATGGCAGGATACAAAAGTTGCGTTGCTCGAAGGCCTAACAGGCAATAAAAAGTCTGTGATGTCCGCTACTCTAGAAAATACTCGTAAGTATTTGGCAGAGGCGGCTACTGCAGGTGCCACAGGCGCAGGTAACGTTGCAACTCTTAACAGAGTTATCCTTCCAGTAATTAGACGTGTTATGCCAACGGTTATCGCTAACGAAATCGTAGGTGTACAACCAATGACTGGTCCAGTTGGACAAATCCACACACTAAGAGTAAGATATGCAGACTCGTTTGATGACGTAACAGCAGGCGAAGAAGCACTATCACCTTTCCAAATTGGTTTAGGTTACTCAGGTGGCGGATCTACTGATAAAGCAGACGCGACAGCAAACCTAGAAGGTACTGCTGGTAAGCGTTTAAGCATTCAGATCTTAAAACAAACAGTTGAAGCGAAAACTCGTAAATTGAGTGCTCGTTGGACTTTTGAAGCGGCTCAGGATGCACAAGCACAGCAAGGTATCGATATCGAAGCAGAAATTATGGCGGCATTAGCCCAAGAAATTACTGCAGAGATCGACCAAGAGGTTCTTAACTCATTAAGAACTTTAGCAGGTGCGGCTGAATCAGACGTTCAATACGATCAAAACGCAGTATCAGGTACAGCAACATTCGTGGGTGATGAACACGCGGCGTTGGCTGTTATGATAAACAGAGCGGCAAACAAAATTGCACAACGTACAAGACGTGGTGCTGGTAACTTTGCAGTGGTATCACCGCATACGTTAACAGTTCTTCAGTCTGCAACAACTTCAGCGTTCGCAAGAACAACTGAAGGTACGTTCGAAGCACCAACTAATACTAAATTAGTAGGTACTTTAAATGGTGCAATGAAAGTTTACGTTGACGCTTATGCATCAGATTCAACTGATGTATTAGTAGGGTACAAAGGAACATCTGAAGCAGATGCGGCGGCGTTCTATTGTCCTTACATTCCATTAATGTCAAGTGGCGTTGTACTTGACCCATCATCTTTCGAACCAGTTGTGTCTTTCATGACTAGATACGGATATGTTGAGTTAAACAACACTGCTTCTTCATTAGGTAATGCGGCAGACTACCTAGCAAGAGTTAGTGTAGCAAACGTAACATTCTCGTAAGAGATTGTAAACTTATTAAAAGGGCGGCTTTATGTCGCCCTTTTTTTATGGCTATTCAAAATAGATATTTTGGTAAACCTTTTTGTATTTTTCGGTTGCTTTTATTTTCAAACAATGTTATATTAATATTAACTTTAACACAAACTAAGAGAGTTATAAACTCTTAGCACTTGTGGCAGAACAACCCTTCGGCAGGGGGGTAATGCACACTAAAGTCTTTTACGCGGCCAAGTGGCTAGGTTTAGGCGGAGGTGGTTGGAAGTAGGTATCATATCTAAACCTTGCAAAATTCAGATGTGATCTGCTTATCGAAAGTTGGAGGTGAGTTCACAGCAAGGCCTCCCAAGTAGTGTTATAGTTGCTCCCTTTTTCCAGATAAATATATGTATGAAAGACGAATACACATCGGCCTTTCACGACATTGTCAAGGAGGCATCCGAGACTACGGGTTATCAATTGCCATTAGAAATTGAGTCCTATGTAGTAATGCTCCTTGCTGACAAAATAGATAAACCAAATTTTTTACCCAAAACAACATTTGCAGAGGAATTATTACAAATTCAAAATCATCGATTGAGAGGAAAAGAACTAGGAGATAGTGCTCTATTCCTGTCAGGTGTATTCCCTGAATATTGTGAAAATAAGGTGTCTGTTAGTTACTTTGTTGAGATAGGCAGTACAAGTTATACCATGTGTAGTAAACACCTACACAGCGACCTCTTTGAAGCATTAAGCGGTAATTTTAACTTCATCCGCGAGTTTAT